AGTGAAGATGTATATGTATCTTTAACTACTGGTGATGCAGTAAGACTAGCCGCAGGAGAAGAACGAGAATTTCCAGAGTATATTGCTTATGCTTGTTTACAAGCTGGTTGTACAGAAGTAAAAGTTCCAACTATTGACGAAGTAATAGAAACAAGTAAAAAGAAAACAACAAAGAAAAAATAGTTAAATGGCAGGTACGTTACAAGCACAACATATTTTATCTAGAGTACGTAACATACTCCAGGATAATACCGGTGTGCGTTGGACTGACGGCGAGATGTTTGACTACTTAAGTGATGGACAAAGAGAAATAGCAAACTTGAGACCTGACGCTACTGCTACACACAGTAATGTACAGTTAACAACAGGCACTGAACAAACTATACCCACAGATGGTTTAAGACTTATTCAAGTAATACGAAATATGTCAGGAACAGCTACAGATGCTACTGGCGCTAGAGCTATTTCTAAAGTAAATATTGGAGTACTAAATAGCGAAGAACCTAGTTGGCACGATCCCAGTGTAGCTGGTAAAGCTGCGCACGGTACGATTGTTAAGCATTTTATGTTTGATAGCAGAGACCCACGTAATTTTTATGTTTACCCCGGCGTCTCCGGTAATGCCTATGTAGAAGTAATTTATTCTAAAAATCCAACTAATATTGGTGCTGCTACCGATCTTATACAAGTAGATGACACTTTTGCTAATGCTTTAATGAATTTTGCTTTGTATAGAGCTTATTTAAAAGACGCAGAAAATGCGGGTAACCAACAGCGTGCAGTAAATCATTATCAACTTTTTGCACAGAGTTTAGCTATTGGACAAGAGTCTACAATAGTAAACGCTCCAGCATCGGAGGCTAACGTTGGCTAGTTTTGAATCCTTAGTACGCGATGTTTTACCTTATGTGCCAGGTTGCTCTGAGTCACTAATTGAAACTAATTTACGTTCTGCAACAATAGAACTTTGCGAAAAAAGTAAAGCATACACATATGATTTAGACCCTATTACTACTGTATCTGGTATATATGAGTATGAGTTTGACCAACCTACCGGCACTGATGTGCATCAAGTATTGTGGGCAACTTATGATGGGCATGACTTAGATCCTATTAGTCCTAGAAGTTTAGAACTTAATTACCCAGATTGGCGAGATCGTGGTGGGACACCAACAGTATATTTACAAAAGACTCCTGATACTTTTTGGTTAGTGCCAGTGCCTAACTCAAATAACCAGTTACTTTTAAATGTAGCCTTAAGACCAACTAGAACTACTAATAGTATAGATACAGATTTTAGTGACACTTATAGAGATGCTATTGTATATGGCACTATTTATAGGCTATTAAGAATTCCTGCAAAACAGTGGACTGACCCTATGGCTGCTGCTGACTACTTTAATTTATTTCAAGAACAAGTGCGTCTTGCTGAATTAAAAGGTAGAGGTGGCGATACTGGTGTTAAGCGCACAGTTAAATATAAAAGTGCAGGATTATCCCCAAGGAAAAGATATGGGCGATATGGAAAGGAGTTAGATTATTAGATGTACTTTAAAGAACCCCAACTAACCGATATACGAGAAGTTTGGGAAGAAATAAGGGGCCCGATAAATTCTATACTCAGTGAGATACCTTTCTGTAAAGTTATACCAGAAGATATCTACAGTGAGTGTGTGAATAAAAGGGCGGAACTTTATGTTTCTTCTAGAGGTTTTATGGTATTAGCTATTGATACTGAATTTTTTTCAAAGACACGTAGTCTGTTAATTTGGATAGCATACGTGCATGAGCCGGGTAAACATAACTGGCAGAAGCATGTAGAATGGGTTAACCGAATTGCTAAAGAAGCAGGTTGTGAGTATATAAAAGCACAATCAGTAGTCCCAGAAATGGAACAATATGCAGTAGCAAACGGTTGGAAAGTAACAGAAAGAATATATATGAAAGAGGTGTAATATGGGTGGTAGAAGCCAAAGACCAGATCCTGCAGATTATGCAGCAGGACCATCTGAAAAAATGACGGGTGCAGTAGCTAAAGCTAGTAATGATTATTACGTAACTAAACTACAGCCTTTAATAATAAAGCAAATTGAGGAAGTAGCTGATCTTAACGTAGCTAGTACAGTCAGAGGGTATCGACAAGCGGATGTACAACAAACTTTAACGGATCGATTAGATTTAGCTTTAACTAGAGATTTTCAAGGCACCGCTAATACCACGATGGCTGCGGTTAAAAGTATGGTAGATTCTAATACTCAAGCTTTGGGCGCAAAACGTGAAGAACAATTTGGCGCGCTAAAAACCGGTTCTGGTTTAACTAGTCAGTCTGCTGGGGCTTTAGTTACAGCTGCAAGAACAGAAGCTAGTACAGCTTTACAAGATGCAAAGTCTGACTTAAAAGTTCGTATGGCAAAAGCTGATGCGGCGTTTAAAGGCGCTCAAGCTTTAGCTACTTTTGGTGTTGCAAACTACGCTTCAGGCCAAGCTGCTCGTGATTTTGAACTGCAGAATGTAGTAGGCCCTACAAATATAAAACCTAGTTTTTTTACAAGATATAGAGCTAGACCAGATAGAGAAGGTAATACTGCTTCTTATTATCCAACTGGATTTTTTGGGATGGGTGGATAATGTTACAGTTAGATAAAGCTTTAGAACAACTACTAAGAGCCAACATGGGTTTGCTTGGAGTTGATAGTGCTGATAGCCCTATAGAAGAAGCTATTAATACTGCTAAAACAAAAATTGATAATAACGAAGTTAATACTGCCGTTAATATTGGTAGTGTAAATTACACCCCGACAACAGCGCCAACGCTGGCTGAAGTAGATGACCCGGAACAGTTGTTTGCTGACGTTGCTCAACAACGAGATGAATTCGTTAGAAGTTATGTTAGGCCTTTTCAAGACTCTTTAATTGAACAATTAGATAGCACTGCTTTAGTAGACCAAGCCCCAGAAGATGCAGCTAGACAATCCGATATTCAAGAGGGTGTAGCTAGAAGAAACTTAAGTAGATATGGGGTACAAGAAACAGCAGCAACTAGAAACGCTAGGAACACTAGTAATCAACTTACTAGAAATTTAGCTGAAGCAGATGCGGTTAATAATGCTAGATTACAACAACGTACCCAAAACCAAAACTTATTAAGTCAGTTAGTTAACTTATCTTTAGGTGCTGACAGAACTACTTTAGGTATGCTTGGGCAAGCTTCTAGTTTACAAGGAGCTAGAGAATCTGCTTTTACTAGCGCACAAGCGTCAGCTAAAGCACAAAGGTATGGTTTTATTGGTTCATTATTTAGTATGATATAAAGTTATGGCAAGGAATTTATTTGATCTTTACGAAAATGTGCGTTCTAACACGTTAAGTGATATGGACAAAGCTAGTGATTTAGCAGCAAAAATGACTGATCGTAGTTATCAAGATGCTAACTTAAAAAGAAAAATAGCTGTCGACAAAGTCTATGATGTAACAGGTCTAGATACGCCTGTGGTATCAAAAGACGCTTTTGCAGCAACGTTTGCTGGAGAGGAATATCGAGCTGCTGGTAATAAAATAACTGAAGAAGTATTAAATAGTTCTGGATTTTTAACCACACTCAATAATATGGGTTTCGCTCAATATGCTACTGGTAACAATACTTTTATTACTGGTATTAAAAAAGAAGAAGTTCCAGGTGAAGGTCCAATAAAATATAGAGTAGAACTAGGCGAATTAGAACCTGGACAAGGCGGCCCTAAGTTACGTTTTAAAGCTTTAGACACTAGAAAAACTGATGAAAAAGGGGATTTACTTATTACCGAAGAACAATTTGGTAATCTTTTTGAAGACTTTCAGTGGCACGTTCAAACAAGAGCCGCTCCACGTGTAGGAACACGTATGGCATATGATTACATCTCTAAAGCCCCAGGCGCTGGTGACGGTCTTAATGTAAGACCTGTACAAATACCAGACGGGCAAAGTGACCCTAATGGTACTAATTATGGTGGAGATCCCGGAGATCCTGAACTAGCTAACCAAGCTTTTACCGGCAATCCAGAGTTTAAAGGTAACGTTTTAGATTTTTTAGAAAGTACTTTAAATTTAAAACCTAAAAAACAAATAGAACAGCTTATAGAGGGTGGAGCAGACGCTGTTGCAGCCTTAACTGATTCTGAAATTTTAAAGTTAGAAGACGAGTATGGCATACCTATGAAAAATGCTAATTTAGGGTTTTATCGAGATCAAATAAATTCCGTACGAGCAGCAGGACAAACTGCACAAAATACTTTAGATAATAAAGATTTAGATTTAACTGACCTTGAAAGAAAACAATTAGAAAACCAAGTAAAATTTTATAAAAAAAGAGAAGAAAGAATTATGGGAGAAATAGGGGATGCTGGGGAGTTTCTAGCAGGTGGCCTTAACGTTACGTTTGCAGGAGCTCAAAGTCAAGATGCGTTAGAAGAAAGACGAGCAGAAAAACTACTTTTTGAGGACATACAATTAAGAGGTTGG